AGCGAGGAAAATAACAGCGGAGATTTGTAGCAAGTTTCCCGACGCTCCTTCACATTCTTTAGCATCTAAATTATTCGCGGAATATCCAGAAGCATTTGATTCGCAAGAATCTGCGCGTAATTACGTTCGAACCGTACGCGGTAAAATTGGAAAGAAAAGCAGAACATCTAACACACAAAAAGAATTGATTGACACAGCACAAAGACCTTCCAACCCATACGCACTACCGAAGTCCTATTCAAAGAAACGTAGACACGTTGAATTGAAGGGAAATAAGTTTTTAATCCTGTCAGACATTCATCTTCCTTACCAAGATAACGAAGCATTGGAGTGCGCTATCGCAGAAGGATTGAAACAAGGATGCGACGCAATCATTTTAAATGGCGACGCGTTAGATTGTCATATGATTTCCGACTTCGTTAAAGACCCGCGTAAACGTAAATTCAAAGACGAACTTTATTCTATTCGTCAATTCCTTGCATCGCTTCGTCACACATTCCCGAACGCAAACATTTACTACAAAGAAGGCAACCACGAAGAACGCTATTGGAGATATATGCGTATAAAAGCACCCGAACTATTCGACATTGACGCGTTCGACTTTCCAACGCTTACCCATTGCGACAAGCACGACGTAAAATGGATTGACGGAAAGAGCAAGTTGAATATAGGCAAACTTTCAATCTTTCACGGACACGAGTTCGGGAAACAATTCCTTCCGTCGGTTAACGTAGCGCGTGGTTTATTTATGAAGACGAAGGTTTCTTCGTTGTGCGGACATCATCACCAGACAGCTGAACACAATGAGAGAGACGCTAACGGAAAGTTTATAACCTGTTGGGGTGTTGGTTGCTTAAGCGAACTTTCGCCCGATTACAACCCTTATTCAAAATACAATCACGGATTCGCCATTGTTGACAAGGGAACAAACGGAGCATTCAGCGTTCACAATTACCGCATACACGAAGGAAAAATCTTATGAGAAAAAATATACTCGCAATTGCTTTGTTGCTCATTGGGACAACTATTATTTGGACGGTCATTTGTTGGCATTGGTTCGGTTGTACGGATAAAAAGAACGTACAAGAAAACGTACAAAAGCAAGATAGCGTGATAAACTACAACGCTGGTGAGTACGATCGTCTGCTCCAAGAACAAATTGAACTTTATAAACAACTTCGCACATATGAAGATGCTCAACTTACAGCCAAAACCACCTATCAAAGAACTCGTTCTGCTATTGTTGTTCGAGATACTATTGTTCGCGTTGATGTTCTCCGTTTGGTGAACTCCTGCGATAGCGTGATTGCTTCCGATTCACTTGTAATTAACAACCTCAAAGAACAATTGAACATTGAAGGGGAAAAGGTAAACAACTTACAAGAAGTAGTCGGTGCTTATGAACAAAAGGAAGACATCTTAACCGAAGAAATTAACACTCTAAACGTGGAAAAGAAAAAGTTAGATAAACAAAAAAAGCGCAGAAACCACGCTTTGATTGTTACGTCAACCGTTGCGGTTATTTCTACTTTTGTTCTTTCAATTTTACTTTAGATTCGGGAACGTAGAACTTCAAAGAGAACTGAATTGCTTCACTTAAAAATGTGTTGCGACTATTCTCACCTCTCTTTTCGTCAATCTCGTTCCACAGGTCTTTGTGTAGATAAACACATATTCCTTTTTTAGTTTTGCTTTCTGGCATCTTCTTCAATTTTAAGTTTCTTCAAATACAACGCAAGGTCTAACGCTTCTTCGTAAGCGTGTTGCAACCATTCTGAGCGCGTTAAATCAGTTCGGTCGAGTGTTGTTCCGTACGTCTCTATTCCCTTCGCTTCACGCGCTTCTAATTCAGCAATGACTTGCGTTAGTAAATTACTTTTCTGCATCTGGCTTAGACATCATTGAACCAATCATAAGCGCAAGATAGATTTTCTCTTTTGCGTTCAAGTCTTTTCGTTGCGAAAGTTCAAGAAGAATATCGCCTAATATCTTTCCCTGTTGAAAGTAGTTCGCGAGTGAATTAACAATTTCGCGCTCTCTGTCGTAAGTCATTTTCAACGACTCATATAGTGGTGTGTTTTTCATTATGCTAAAATAAGTTTAATTGTTTGAATGTAGTGTATCCTGCGAAAACTTTTTCAGTATTTGCATCAATTATATCAGCAAATTCTATCTCGCAGAATGTTCCACAATCTGGAACAATAGGAGGTTCGTGCTTTCCTTCATTTGGTTTTAATTCATCAAGGAACTTTTCTTTAATGCACGAATGACCTGCTATTCTTTCTGCTTTTGCCATTCTTTCAAAATGTTGAGGAAAGTGTTTGCGTATATGATTCCAATAACCTTTGCCACCTTTAATACAACCAATACAATTGTTGTTGTGAAAACCTAATTCGTACATTTTAGGCAACTTAATTCCATTGAATAAAAGTAATTCAGCACATTGTTGCTTTGTCATTTTTCGGTCAATCAATGGGGTTAGTGGTTTCGCTTGTGGATATTGTTGTGCAAATCTAATTGCTCGATTAATTTCCTTTTTGTCGTATTCGAAACCAAAGATTTGACCATCGTATTCAAATTCTTTTTCGATTGCTTTGCGAACATCTTTTTTTAAAACTTTTGTACACATTGCGCCTGTTGGAGAATTAACAAATTTTGCTATTTCAACAACTTCAAATTGGTCTTTATATTTTTTACAACGTCTGCGTTCTACTTTAACGCCCAACCACTTCTCACAATCCGTTATAAAACGTTCATTGTCTTCATGCGCGCTATCTATTTCGATATAAAATAAGCGTACATTTTCTTTTCCATATTCTTCGATTGCTAACTTACAAGCAACAGCCGAAGTAACACCACAACTAAACCATCCTATTATCATAATTTTATTTTTTTATCCAACAACATATTGTCCATAAGAAGGATTCAACTCAAAGTACATTCGCATCATTATAGCGTCGGCAACGTCGGGACTTATTCCTTCGCGGTTCTTGATAACATCCTTCGGTGTGACCTGCAACTTTCCGTCCACGTCTGCGCGGTGTCGTTTAATCATTTCTAACTCACGAATGATTTGTTCTTTGCGTGTGTTGGATAAGATTGTTACCTTGTTTTCTTCAACGTACTGAGCGAGTTTGTAGTAACATTCGCTTTTGAGATTTTGGTATTGCTGGTGTTTTGGTTTTGATCCGTTGACGAACCCTCGACACTTAAGAAAATCAACCACTCCACCGCCTACTCCGTCTTCGTCGCAGACAACATCTTGTAACAAAATGTTATGTGTATTTGTTACGAGACGTATCTTATTTACCACTTCGTCCAACGCGGCACGATTGAGTTCAATAATCTCAATGATAGTAAGTCCTTCCCAAACAATAATAATCGTTCTATCCTTACCAAAACGCGCAATATCGGCTGTTATGTACTTCTTTCCTTCGTTTATCACTTCGTTGCGGAACATTCGCAATAGATTCTCCGTGTTAAATAGTTTGTCGCTGTCGTCGTCAAATTCCCAATTGCCTTCTAAAAGTCTTTTGCGGTCGTATTCTGGAAGGCGACGCAACGACTCGATATAAGCAACAGGAAGGAATGGATTGTCTTGCGGTAACGCTTGCACGAAGGCGCGGTGTGAAGGTAGTTCGTTCCTGTTGTTCTTAATGTAAAACTCATTGTACAACCAACCTTTCGAAGGATTGCACGAAAGAAAACCTTTTGGAATAAGACCGAACTCGTTCAACTTATAACGGCAACGTGAATGAACAATGTTCACGGCTTTCTCTGTTACCTCTGCTACCTCATCTATGAAGTAGTCTGTGATTTCCAACGATCCAAGTGAATCGAAGTTCGGATTTGAAGGATAGGCGAATAAGTCTTTCAACACTATTTCACTTCCATTGAAGAACTTAATCACGTTCGTTTGTCCGTTATATGTGTAGTGTTTATCCGCAACCAAACCAAACTCTTTCGCTGTTTCAAAGAAGGTGTTGAGCGTCGTCTTTTTCAGCGTGTCTAATTTGCTTCGTCCAATAAGAGAACGCGTTCCAGCGTACTTCAAACGACGTTGTATTTGCCACATACAACCGAACTTCGTCTTCCCACCCCCTGCCGCGCCACCGTATAACAACTGTTCAACATCTGAATCCGTCGCCAGATAGTTCAACGCTTCAACTTGACGCGGCAGATATTCGGGTTTATATGGTTGCATTAAAATAGTTTTAGTTGTAGTTTTTCTAAC